TTGTTTATGTAATTATTGTAATAACGCACGCCACACAATACCCTTTGAGGGGTTTTTATGTGGTGGTGCGTGTATTGTATTGTCAAAGTACTGGTACGCTACTGATATAATCAGTCCGTATGACGCACGCAATTTATTACGCGCGTTTACGGGTGTTTATGCTGTTATGGTGTACGTGCGTACTTGTATAATTTCGTTGCTATCATGATGGCGTTCTGTGATAATAAAAGTATCATCAATGTATTCTAGTGATAGGGCTGTTGGATACCCGCAGAATGAACCGCGTTTACCGTCATCTGGTGTACTGTTCATATAAAAGCCTGTAGTGTCTTTATGTGTAACTGTACGCTCTCCTTGCATTTTTTCTGGTATACCGAAACGGTTCATGCGCTCATTGTATATGTCCCTGTAGCCTGTAAGTGTAATCTTTTGCCCTACGTGGATATCTCGTTTAAGTTGTGCTAGTGTTTTTTTCATATAATTATGATGGTTATATTTTTATGATTCTGGGACTCCGGACCATTCTAGTAGTAATGTATCGCTTGGTTCTATGTGTAGGGCTAGTGCTTGCAATTCTTCTATCTCGTAATAGCTAATACGTTCGTGTTCTATTTCACCGCGTAGGTATTCCAAGCGGGCTTTTATGTTTGTTGTAGTCATGGTTTATAATGTGGTAAATGTTATGTATAAGAATGTAATTGCTAGAATTGTATACATAATGGTGTATACGATATTCTGGATATAAAGATCTTTTTGTTTTTGTTTATCGTGCCTGTATCGGGCAATGGTTTTAGTTGTGCCGTCTGGATTGAAAACTGATATGTAGTTGTTCATGGTGTTTATGATGTTAAGTGTAAATACTTTTTAGGGGTTTTTTTGTAACTACGTGCCGTGTATGCGCTACTGCTATCGTTTAGGTACACGGCTGTTATAACTGTAGTTTTTAGGTTGTGTCCAAAAAAAATGTAGTCATCTAATAGTACACCATCATGGGTGACTACTACGTCACCGCCTTTTTTTATGTACTTGTCTTGTAGGTCTTGTACTGCTTGTAGGGTGTATGTTTTCATATATATATATCTTATTGCTATACCTCTATACTATACCTGCATGTCTACAGTGTCAAGCCGTCAAGCTGTGTATAACTCTACACGTACGAATTATACATATATATGTGTGTACATAATGGTATAATGATGGTAATAAATATGACTAATAAAGTACCAGACAATAGAGGTAAGAAATATGTACGCAAGGCAGTAGATCCTAGGCAAGCTATTTTTAAATCATACTATATCAATCCCCAAAGTCACACGTTTATGAACGTGTTGCAAAGTGGGATCAAGGCAGGGTACACAGAGCACTATAGCAGTAGCTTAGGAAGTAAGAACGTGGGCTGGTTTGATGAAATGATGCAGGATGCGACGGTCAATCGTGCGCGTATGCTTAAGAAAGCAGAATCAGCCCTTGATGCCGCTATGAGCTATGATGATGATGATGCACGTATGGCAGCATTAAAGGTAAAGGCAGCAAGTTTCGTGGCAGAACGTGTGGGCAAGGACGTATACAGCAGCCGCCAGGAGCTAACAGACAAAGGTGGACGCAGGCTATTTACTAATGACACTAAGTCAACCGCAGATGTCGCACTAGAGTTGATGTTCATAGGCGTAGCGCCTAGCGAGTAGCACACGTCGCACCCCAAACGTCACACATCACCTATCACAAGGCGTGAAACATTATGTGGATAAGATCACGACCATAAAATACGGCTCATTAGAGCCGTATTTTAATTAACTGAGTATAATGACCATTATACTCAGTTATTATATCGCTGTAATGCGTGCATATCGCAGGGGGGAGGGGGGTGTTAAAAAAGTTTTGACGAGGTTAGATACTATATGGGGTCACAAAAATTTTTGCCAAATTTTCAAAAGTCGCTCTGTACAAATCCACTAAACTGTCCTGTAATAAAATAAGGGGATAACTCCCAAAGCGCTCAGCACAAAGCACAAAGCACAAAGCACAACACAAAGTAGCCCTCACCCCCATGGTACAATTCATACAATGCATATCACAAAAGAGCAACTCGCTTATGCCCAGAACACAATTCAAAACGGGACAGACGAAGAGCGCTTAGCCTTCTTCGCTTTTGACAGCAAAAATTCTAGAACAGTAATCCATTTTAAGTTTATTACTTGGGCGCATACGTGCTACCCGCGATACTTCCAGTCCATTCCTGCCCCTTTTCACGACGACATTATCCGTCACATGATTGACGCATATTACGGAGACATTAAGTACACGAACTTAGGTTTTCGAGGTTGTGCCAAGACTACCTGGACTAAGCTCTTTATAGCCTACGCTATTTTAAATGACATGGATCAGACGCGCCGGTACATGAAGGTGCTGACGAGAAACATTGGTAACGCTAAGCAGATGGTGACAGACATATATAACTTGATTGTAGAGGTCAAGGATTTTTACGGTGACATCTTCCAGAAGGATGGTGACAAGAAGCGAGAAGAAACAATGGGAAGCTTTACCACTGTTGAGGGTGTGAAGCTCCTCAGTGGTACTGTGGGTATGACACAGCGTGGTCACTTGCAAGACGCCTATCGCCCAGACTTCCTCATCTTTGACGACGTGGAGGACCGTGAGTCTATCCAGTCTTTGGCTACTACCGAGGCAACTATCTGGAGGATTGACGAGGCTATTTCAGGATTGGCTGCTGAGGGTTCGTATATGTGTAACGGTAACTATATTAGTGAGGAGGGAGTAATTCAGTGGTTCCTAAACAAGCCTGATATGGTGGTAGATAAGATTACGATACTCGACGACAACGGTGACCCTGCGTGGCCCACTCGGTATGATAAGGAGAAGGTAGAGTCTATTAAGAATGACTCGGATGATTTCTATGGGGAATATATGTGTGACCCAACGCGAGCTGATGCTAGCTTCTTTGACAGAGCGAAAGTCGACCAGGACATCGCGACAGCGCAACAACCCCACAAGGAGGCAGCTGGTGTGAAGTACTGGGGAGAATACCAACCGCATCATATATATGGTTGTGGAGCAGATACTTCTGAAGGTATAGGGCGCGACGCTAACACGTTTTGCTTGTATGACTTTGGAACCTTTCCAGATGATGTGGGTGTGTTGGTAGCTAGTTACTACAACAACCGTATAGCCCCAGACTTGTTTGGTCACGAGCTTGTTAGGATTGGTGGGGAGTTTGGTAACTGTCTAATGGCGCCTGAGTCTAATAACACCGGGCACGCCACTATTGCTGCTATGCGTGGCTACCCTAATATGTTTACCCAACGTACTACTGGTAATAGGTCTATTAAGGTAACGGAGAAGTTTGGGTGGAATACTAATAGGAAGACGAAGCCCTTGATGTTCTTTGACTTTCGCAAGGATTATAACGATGGGAAGATTAAGATATATGATGTAAACCTGCTTAAGGAGATGCGCTCGTATACCTCTATGGACCTGCAAGACACGAAAATTGGTATTGCTACTAGGCACTTCGACCTTCTTATTGCAGCCATTATTGGCTGGCAGATGAAAAAGTACGCTTCTACAGACGAAATAGAGGATGATTTTGTAGAAGAGGAACCATTGTATGGCGATATTGGGATGTAACAGTGGTATAATTAAGACAAATTAACACATTTAATATAAATAGTGCGGGGCAAACACTATATGGCAGTTATTAAAAAGGAAACACGAGACAAAATTGTTGCATTGGCCTTAACCAACATAGATTTTGCTCGTACGTACAAGAAAGGAAAGATATCTACGTGGCAGTTAAACGAAGACTTGTATTATGGAGTCAAAAAGAAAAGCGACGAGTCCCGTGCGAACGTCGACCTGGGGCAAATGCAGGAACACGTACACACGTTACTAAGTAAGATTGATAGTCCCTTGACCTTTAAGTTTGTGAAGCGTAAGGGCTCACAGCTTAAGCGGGTAGAAAGGCTTAACGCTTTAAAGACGTTTGATGGGGACCGTAACTTCTGGGACATGAAAGATATTGCTGCGAAGAAGCAGTGTATTATTTATGGACGAGCGATTATGTCCTACCAAGCATCTAATAGTGAGGGGTATCAACCGCACTTGGAAAACGTCGACGTGTATGACTTCCTATGGGACCCATCCGCTGGTGGGCTGGACTTAGAAAAAGGTCGCTTTGGAGGACGGTATGGGGTTGTAAAGGATAGGTCAGAATTGAAGAGCAATAAGAGCTACATCCAGACTGAGGTAAAGGCTTTGCTACAAGGTCCAGGCAACGCTGATGAATCTTCTGAGGAGGATTTAGATAAGCAAAGTCGACGGTACGCAGTGGAAAGTGATACTGCTAAGATTGAAAATGCAGACCCTGACAAGTACAAGTTTTGGGAGTGGTATCAGACGTTTGAAGGCGAACGGTACTACTTGCTTATGGATAACAATGGGCGAGCTATCCAAGTACAGAAGCTAGTAGAACGTCATCCAAGTGGGATGTGGCCGTTCTGGACTTTTGCAGCGTACCCAGATTTAACTGAGCTATGGACACCTAGTCCCTGCGATTATGTACGTGAGATAATCATGGCGCAAGCGGTATCCATTAACCAAATGATGGACAACGCTGAGCGCGTGAATAAGCCACAGCGAGCTATTGATACTGGTGCTATTAAGAACAAGGCACAGCTTAAGTACCGGAAGGATGGGTACATTGATATGGCTCCTGGTGCAAACGCAACAACTGCCATTAAGATTATGGAGACACCAAGTATCACTACTCCTATTAAGGTGTTTGAAACGCTTGAGACTATTAAGGCAGCAGCTAGTGGAGTTACTGCTGGAGCTAAGGGTGTAGAAGACACTACTGGGCGAGCTACTATATATGAAGGGAACCAAGCGAACGTCGCTGACCGCTTTGCGCTCTTCAACAAGTCATACAGCTTTGGCTACAAGCGCTTTGCGAACTTGTACGAGGCAGGAGTAGATGAGAACCTAACGAAGAAGATGGCGGTAGATATTATTGGTCCTGAAGGAATTAGGATTGAGGATATTAGCCGACGAGATATTTTCCGTAAGGGAGATACCTTTGCAGTAATGACTGAGCAAGCTAACGCAGAGATGCAGATGTCAGAGCAGAAGAAGCGTACGCAAGGAGCATACTACTCAGCCCTACTTGGACGACCTGAGTTGGCTAACCAGAAAGTAGTTGTTGCTAAGCTTGGTCTGGTGGCGGGACTTGATGAAGCAGACATCCGGGAGCTACAGGACTTAGAAGAATATGGCACAGCTAACATTATGGCAGAGGCTGAAAGGGACATTGAAGACATTTTAGACGGTAAGTTTATACAGCCTAATCGGATGGCTAATACGGCTTACAAACAGCGTTTTGTA